CTTCTTTAATACTTTCAGAATTACCTAATATGCATTTTTTAAATTCTTCAAAAGAAATTCTTGTATATCCAGATACGGTAAAACTACCACTCCAACTATGAGCATTTACTTCATGTTGAGGATAATGAAAAGTATTTCCTTCAGAAATAGTGTAATTAGAACATCCTTTATATTCTTTGATATGAGAAGTATAAAATTTAATTAATTCTTCAATATTTTCTTTATCTAAATATATACACCATTTTTCTGGTAATTCTGAAAGTATTAAAGAAGATTTAAGATATTTAGTACGACTATTTAAAAAATTAGGTATAAAATGAGTGAATTAAAAAATACACCTTTGTTGTATATTGAAGTAAAAGACTTTATTACTAAAATACAAACATCAAAGTCAAGAAAAGCTATTTATTATGAACAAGGAAGTACAAAATATCCAGTTCCACCATCTAAAGCTAAACATATTGTTCCTTATGGAAAAAAGAAATTTTATTGGGGAACCAAACTTGTTGGTAGTAAAATGAAAAATTTACTTTTTGATATGATTACAAATGACCCTGTACTTAAAAACGCAAGGTCAGTAGGTACTCCAAAATATCTAGCAATTAAAGGTAATAATATTTATAGTGGATTTGGTGGTTATAGAACAAGAGTAATCATTATGAATGGAATTAAGGATAATTTAAGGTCTTACTTTAAAGGTAAGAAAATAACTGAATTTCCTATTTATTTACATTTTACAATTCATGATGAATTGAATATGACAACATCAGTTGGAAAATCTCAATCTCAAGATTTAGATAATTTATTTACCTGTTATATTAAAGCAATTCAAGATTTAATGAAAGCAGAAGGAGTTATTCCTGATGATAATTTACAATTTATTAGAAAGAGTACTTATGAATTTATTGAATCTACTGAAAAGAAATTAGTAATAAAAGCATTTAAATATAAATAATATGGAAAATCAAGTAATAAAAAAGGATGGTAAATTTGAATTTTGGTTATTGGTAGGTACAGTAACAATTATTGTAGCTATCTTTTTATTCTGTTTACCAAGAGAAATTAAGAGTCAAGAACCAATAAAAATTGAACAAATAGAAAAATTTTAATGTTTAAAGTTCCTATTAAAGTCTTAAAAGATTGTAAAAAACAATTGAAAGATTTACAATCAATGAGCAGTTTAGATTCTTTTGAAAAGAAGAAGAAAAAGGCTAATAAATTAATTAAATTACTGGAGGTAAATTATGGAGTCTAATATAGCCATAATTGATTTAGATTCAGTAATTTTTACTGCATTTCATCCTAATAAAAAATTAGATGAAAATAAAGTTCCTATTAGGGAAAATAATAAATTTGTCTATGTTGAAAAAACTGAAGATGAAATTAAAGATTGTTGTGATAGTTTAATGCATTTAATATTATCAAGTTCTAAAGCTACCCATTATATTGGATTTGTTAAAGGTACTGATACTATTAAAGCTAGAATTACAATTAATCCTGAATATAAAGCAAATAGAGGTAAAGAAAGTCCACAACATTGGAATCTTTGTAAGGATTATTTAATCTCTAAATGGGGAGCTATTGCATGTAATAATGCAGAAGTTGATGATTATGTCAATACTACAAGATTAGCTCTTAAAGGAGCTTATTTGGTAGCTATTGATGGTGATTTACTTGGACTAGAAACTTTTGAAAAAGACCATTATAATTGGAGAACTTTTAAATGGATTAATGTTACAAAAGAACAAGCTAGTTACAAGTTTTGGTTTGATATGATTAAAGGGCAACCTGTTGATAATATCAAAGGAATTAAGGGGATTGGTGAGGTGGGAGCTAATAAAATATTAGATGGTAGTACATTTCCTGCTGCTAGGGTTCTTAAGAACTACATCATGGTGTATGGTGAAGAAGTAGGTATTACCGAATATTACAAGAATTACAAGAGTTTAAAAATTTTGGACAATTGGGATGGGTTTGTTATACCTGAACCAATTGAGTATAAGAAGATAGACAAAGAAGAGAATAATAAGTATAAGATAGATTTTTAGCGTGGTTGAATTTAAAATTGGAGACCCCAATAAAAGCCAGGTGTTTATAGCACCATTTATTGGCAAGATTTGTAATGACTTTAAAAGTACTAAATTACCAACTTGTCAATTTAGAAATTGTTTTATCGGAGATAAGACAAAAGGAATAGAAAATAGAGTTTTACTTTTATATAGATTTCATGCAAATCCTATATATTTGGATTTTGAGGAAAAATTAAAAAAACATCCTTTGTTTGAACAATCATATGAAGTAGATAAACAACATACAATGTTTGTGTTTAATTTACCAGAAGATTCTCATGAGGATTACAATAAATTAATAAAAGGAGAATATTCAAAAGTTTCTGAAAAGTTTAAAGCTCATATATTAGCTTTTCATGGATTAAAAAAAGAAAGCAACACTGGAGGAGTACTTTATAAAACAGGTATTAAGAAAGATTCCATTGAAGCTACTATTAATTCAGGATTACCAAAACATCAATGGACTAAAATTCCAGATGATGTTGAATTAGAAGAAGTTTTTAATGAAGCTATAGAATATTTTCAAGAAGAATTTAAAGTTAAACCAGCAATTTCTCCTAATGAGGAATTCAATATATAAATATGAATAAGAAACAACAAAAAGTATATGATTGGTTAATTTCAAAACCAGGATATTTAAAAAAATCTGCTTTGGCTCTTAGGAGAGAACATTTTAAATCTAGTAAATTTGAAGATGTATATCATGCTTTAATACAAGCTAGAATTGATAGCAAACCTATTCTTAGTAATGGAAAATCAGTTGTTGATTTAACTAGAGCTATTAAAAAAATAGAATCTCCTACAAAATTTGATAAGAATAATGTGCTTATTATTGGAGATACTCATGAACCATTCTGTAAAGATGGTTATTTGGAGTTTTGTATTGAAACACAAAAGAAATATAATTGTGGTACAGTTATTCATATTGGTGACTTAGTTGATAATCATGCTGTAAGTTATCATGAATCTGACCCTGATGGAAGGTCTCCTGGAGATGAATTTAAATTAGCTTTAGATAATTGTCAAAAATGGTATAAAGCATTTCCAGAAGTATTAATTTGTATTGGTAATCATGATAAATTACCATTTAGAAAAGCTTATACAGCAGGATTACCAAAAAATTGGTTGAAAAATTACCAAGAAATGTTTGAATCTCCTGTAGGATGGAAATGGGATTTTGTTCATAAATTTAACAATGTTACTTACCAACATGGAACTGGTTTATCTGGTGAAATGGCTAGTATAAATGCTGCTAGAGAAAATAGAGAATCAACTGTTATTGGTCACTTACATACAGTTTGTAATACTAGATTCTTAGCAAGTTCTAAAGATTTAATCTTTGGTATGAGTGTAGGATGTGGTATTGACCATACTAAATATGCATTTGCATATGGAAGAGAAAATACAAGAAAACCTGTATTATCATGTGGAGTTGTATTAAATGGTAAGATGCCAATTAATGTACCAATGAATTTATAAGATGACTGAAGAAATTGCTAAAAAAGTATCTGAACTTTATAAAAAGAAATCAGATATTGCAGCTTCTATATCTAAAATTTTAGATGGAAACTATAAAATTAGTGGGATAGCTGGTTATCAACAACATTCTCTGTTTGGATTTTCATCAGATGTCTCTCTTGATTTCATTTCTGAACTTAAGGAATTCTGTTTAATTAAATTAAATGAACAACTTAAAGCAATTGAAGAAGAAATTGCTAATATTGATTGTAAACAATAAAAAACAAATATAAATGATAGACAAAATTAAACAATTTCTGGGATTCAATTCTGTAAAGTCTTTACAAACTAAAAGTGAATCTATTCTTGATGTTTTTAACAAAACAGCAGTGGATTTAGATTATGTAAATTCTCAAATTTCTACAGAAGTATCAAATAGAGATTTGCAAATTGAAAAATTAGAAAAAGAACAAGTTGATTTAAACAGTATTAAATCTGCTAATCAAAAAATTATTGATAAGATTCATACATTCTTGTCATAAAAAATTGAATTACAAGTTGTGGGTCCAGTGGAAGACTGGAATATATGACTATTTATAGGGGTAAACCTCGTAATTATAGCTGTCTTAAATGACAAACAAGATACACGTTGGGTGAGTATAGTCAGTAGTCCCAAGTCTGGTTGCAGTGCTATATCCTGAGCGAAGCACTCTTGTAATTTAATAATGACTCTGTAGCTCAGATGGATAGAGCAACAGTTTTCTAAACTGTAGGTCCTTGGTTCGACTCCAAGCAGGGTCACTAAAATATTAAATAATAAAAGTGAATAGTGGAGTATATATTATTACTAATATAGTAACAAATAAGTATTACATTGGTAGTACAATTAATAATATTGAAGATAGATTAAAAGGTCATTATACTGATTTACTTAGGAATAACCATATAAATTCCCATCTTCAATATTCTTTTAATAAATATGGAAAAGATAATTTTCTATTTGAAGTATTAGAATATCATGAATCTTTATATTGTATTTCAATGGAACAATATTGGATGAATATGCTTGATGTTTGTAATTCTAAATATGGTTATAATATTTTACCTGTTGCAAATAGGGGTAGAGGTGGAATTAAACATACTCAAGAGTCTAAAGATAAAATGTCTTTAAAACGAATAGGTAAAAAACTTTCAAAAGAACATATTAAAAGTAGAAGTGAGAGTAGGTCTATTCCTGTTAATCAATATTCATTAGATGAATTATTAATTAAAGAATGGCAATCAGCTACTATTGCAGCAAAAGAATTAAAATTATTTAAAGGTAATCTTATAAATTGTTGTAAGAATAAAGTAAAAACATGTGGAAAATTTAAATCACAATCTTTTAATTTATTAGAAGCTATACCAGTCATTCCTACACCAATTAAAGCATCTTTTTCTGTATTATGAGTCCAAATAGGTCTTAGATAATGTAA